AAATAGTATTTGACCATGTGTTGCAACCCGACTAAACAATATCAAACTATTACCTTTTAAATCTAAAACAAGATTACGGATAAATCTATTTCTTTTTAAGTGTCCTATGATATATTGTAGTTCATCTTCATACGTGTCAAACTTTTGATCTGTATGTTTGAGTATTAAAACTCTAATTTGTAACTTAGAAAGATGCCCCTTATCAATTAATTCTTTTGTTTGAGTTACTTTGTATGATGGTCCAAACAGTCCTTCTAACACCCACTTATGAGTCTGTGATCCATCTAAAGTACCAGTAAACCCATATCTATACTTGGCACTATCCATCTTTGTCATAATGCTTACAAGGGACTTAGACTTAAATAGATGTGCCTCATCACCAATTGCAACATCAAAATCTTTAAAAAATGGTCTCTTTAACTTATATACAGACTGCCATGTAGTGATAGTAACAGGATTCTCATTCGTTTTCTCCTTTCCTGAATAAATTCTATGACAGTATTGATCCGCATTCCAACCATAATCCTCAAAATCCTTATACATCTGTTCCACAAGTGATGTAGTAGGAACAATTAATAATACTTTTTTCTTAGTTTCTACAAAATATCTGACTACAGCATAAATCATCATTGACTTACCAGATGCAGTTGGTGATATTAAAAGTTTACGATTATATTTTAATGCATCATATACAGCATCAATCTGATAATCTCTTGGTTTATATTTTGATATGCGAGTCATATAATCTTTGACTCCCTCTCGACTTATTATTTCATTCTCTTCAAATGGTGTACCATAGTGTTTATTATTTTCAAACTCTAAACTATACTCTGACTTTTTTGCCCAATTAACAATCTTATCTACAAGACCTCCATATACTTCTCCAGTTGCAGGAGAGAACAATCTTATCTTACCATCCCAGTATTTGCTACGATACTGTGGCATAAACTTAGCACCTGGAACATCAAATGTGAAAAGATCTGATAGTTCCTGACAGATTGCTGGTTCTGCCTTTACAGTCACATATACTTCATTTTTCTTTTTGATAGTAATATCAGTCATATCCTCTAATGAATTTCTGCCACTCAACCGCATTTTTAATTTGATATGTGCGATTGTTTATTGTTTTCAAAATACTATCTAAGTAATTAATCATTACCTGAAAGTATTCTATTTTAGAAGAGATTTTAATTAAATCTGGATCAGCATCCATGTACTTATCGACATCTTGCCTTAAGACTTTATAATCAAATGGTTTGTCGATATAAATTTCTGGATCTGCTTTACCTGTATAATACTGCCACTTTTCCTTTTTAGATATTTTAAATTTAGTCTCCTCCATTTTTTTAAGGAGAATTAATTTATTTAAAATGTGATGATACTTGGCATGTAATGAGGGAATTTTTGTTGACTCAGAATGTAAGTTATCCTCGTCTAGTTTTGAATCTTCGTTCCATAATGTTTGAATTTCATCAATGTTCATAAATTAAGTAGTAACTTCTATATTGTATATAGAATACTTATAAAGCTGTGTCAAAACTAGATATCCAATCTTCTGTTCCGTTTTCTACAGTAATAAAAGTAATACCTCTAGCATTTAATTTTGATACTAATAAATCATAAGATGCTTGAACTGTAGATGTAGTCATACTACCAGAGTTATCAATAAACAAAGCAACTTTAGAACCGTCTGGAACTTTATCTAAGTTACATATAGTATACCAATCGGAAACACTTGCTGTATTACCACCATCACGATTAACTCTTACAGGACCGAATGTTTTATCTGTTTTATTTGATCCAACAAAAGAAGAATCTGTTATTGTAATTATAGGAGATAGGGCAAGACTTATACCAGCAGTGTTTTTTGCATTTATCCTAAATTGTTCATTGCCTTCAGTTTTACCATCTCTAACAACTTTTAGTTTTAAAGATCCAGCATTATTATTAATAGTAGCGTTATAATAGCGATTACTAGAACTGTCATCACCATACTGGTAACTAGTAGTACCGTCTTCGTATACGTCTCTTGCTTTGAATAGTGAACCACTTCCGACTGCTTCTAGATAACAACGCAACACAGTTCCATCAGGAACACCAGTAGTAGTAAAGGTAAAAGTAACTGAATCGGTTACACCAGAAGTTGTTTCCTGCACTGTTGTAACGTCTGAGGTTACTGATACTGTGTATAATAAATCATTGATATTTACTGTAGTGGAAGTTGCTAGTAGATATGCTGCGGAATATTGATTATTATATAATTCAAGATATATATTTTCTCCGTCATCTATTGTAAAATCTTGTACGGGAGTCACAGTAACTGTACCAGTTCCAATACCTGTATTAGAATCTGTAAGTATCTGAACATACCCAGTCCGAACTGAACCTGCAAAATCTGCATTAGTATCACCTGTACCTTCTAAGCGATAATATAAATTAGTACTATTGGGAATACCTGTCGTATTAATCTTAAATGATATTGGATTTCCCTCTGTTATTGATGTAGCAGAACCAACAGTAATAGTATTACCCATACCAACACCATGAACAGTGCAGTAATATCGTAATGCACTAGTTGTAATTCCCGAAGAAATTGCAATAGTTGTAGCTGCTCCTGCTTGACCTGGTGTGCCACTAGTTGTAACTCCTACTGAATAAGAATTACCACTACCATCTTTAAATCGTAAAGGGTGATTTAAATTTGTTGTATTACTCTGATCAAATGTGTATGTCTTGCCTTTTTCAAATGTTAAAGCTGGTGCTTGTACACCATCTACAAAATAATAATTTGATCCACTGACCTCTTGTACAGTAATATTACGAGTTACTGATTCAACAGCACTAACAGATAACGTATATGTTCCAGTGGATGAATCATTAATATTAATTTGAGGACTTTCAGTAAAAACAACACTGTTATCACTTGGATCAACCAATTGCATTTTAAACCATTCTGCTCCTTCACTACTACTAAAATCATTTCTTAATGTAATAGTATAAGTAAGAACTCCAGATGAACCAAAAGACCAATAGGTTGGTAAAGTACTGGTAAAATCTCCACCAGTGTTAAAATTGATACCAGAAGATCCTACCCACTTAACATGAAAATATGGACTCGCACTTCCAGTAAATCCAGTTACAGTAATAGTGAAGTTTACTGACCCTCCTTCATCAATGGTTGCAGCAGTTGCTGGAGCAGTTATTGCATATGATATACCTTGTTCTGCTTCTCCTAGAGTGCCACCAATACCTCTAAGTCTTAATCGTATATCTCCAATATCAACAAAATCACCTAAATTTTTATTTGTAATCTTACCATCATTATCAAAATCAAGTGTTACTGTTGTATCTTTATTTTTTACTTTAATCTGATCATTTGGTGCAGCAGGGAAGTAATAATATTCACCTACTATAAGATTACCTGTTAAATCTATAGTCTCATCAAATGTGTCCCATGCAACTATATTAACAGGTTTATTTGCATCTGAGGTTACTCCAGTTTGTGAAGATGTAAGAAACTTACTAACTAGACCCATATAATCTTTAATGACTGGATCTGGTCCAAACATTTTTCTATACTCCCTCAACCATTCTTTGAAGGCGTGTTTGTTACTAGCGGTTATTAAACTCATGGTACTGCTGTAAATTTGTTTCCATTTGCATCACCTGTATTTACCAAATAATTATACATTCTTGAATTTCCTGCTTTCATATTTTTTGCAGAAATTCTAATCTCAAATTTCATTGTATCATAACCATCTATATTTGTTGCACCAGGTGTTTGTCCTTTTTTTACTTTAATCATTGCACCACCAGCTTCTAATATAGGCATAATACGGAGAACATAGAAAAATGGAGTAGCTGGAGACATATCAAGTATAGCTCCAACGGAATTACCAGTCTGTGTTCCATATACACTATCAACCCAATTTAAGAACGGATCTGCTGACTGAACAGAACCACCTCTACCAAATCCATAGTTTTCATGAAAAACAAATTCATTAGTTGCTGAATCTACAACTGGAACTGTGGTTGTATCACCCCTATTTAAGAGTGTTAAATACCAAGCCCAATCTGGTTCACCAGTTACATTACCATTCTCATCTCTTTTATTTGGTGTAGTGCCTGGAATATAAGCTCTAAAATCTGTACCTCCACCAAATGGTGCTCCTGTAGATCCATTATCTAACAAATGACCAGCCCATCTTTGTTGAATATGATCTGGTGGTCTCCATTTATAAGGATTTGAAGCAGTACCAGTAGGTCCGTTATTTGGATTAGCACCGTATTTTCTTAAGTTAGGAAGCCACCACGCATCAAGCATTAACCTTCCAGCCATCGGAGCAGCACTAATTAATTCTAATGTTTTTTCCTGTATAACTTTTCTAGCAACAAAATTTCCTGCTGCTGCTCCAT